GTTGGTGTTACCGTAGGTGTTGTAGTTGGTGTTACTGTTGGTGTTACTGTTGGTGTTACTGTATTCGTTGGTGTTACCGTAGGTGTTGTAGTTGGTGTTACTGTTGGTGTTACTGTATTCGTTGGTGTTACCGTAGGTGTTGTAGTTGGAGTTATTGTTGGTGTTACTGTTTGAGTAGGCGTTATAGTTGGTGTTATTGTATTAGTAGGCGTTATAGTTGGTGTTATTGTATTAGTAGGTGTAGGTGTAGGTGTAATATCAGCGCCTATAGATATTTCAATATCCCCGCCACCAGTTAAGATCTGATAATTTCCAGTAACATCGTATGTAAGTCCTCCAGCAGAATTATAAGCAGTATTTACTAATTCACCGTTTATAGTAGTAGCTAAATACCACCCATTTAAACTTGGTAAATAAGTAATATATTCTGTAGAAATATTACCAGTGTACTGAATTGCGTTTGTATCTGTTACTGAGTATTGAACTCCATTAATAAAATACGAATAAGTTAAGGTGCCGAACGGTAAAGTTAAATTAAATATTGTACTCTGTAGATATTCATTAGTTTCAAACGTCGATAAACTTGCAGCTAACGAAGGAGTAGGTACAAGAGTAGGTGTTACAGTAGGTGTAGGTGTTTGTGTAGGTGTAATAGTAGTTGTAGGTGTTGGGGTAGGTGTAGGGCAGTCATTACTTAAACTAAAACTAATATCTCCACCACCAGTTAAAACCTGTACATCAGCAGTAATATCATAAGACAGACCGGCTCCTGAAATATAAGCCATATTTACAACATTACCGTTTATTAATGTAGATAAGTACCAACCGTTCAAGCTAGGTAAATATGTAATATATTCTGTAGAATTATTACCTGTATACTGAATAACGTTTGAATCAGTTGTTACATAATTAACGCCATTAATCGTATAGGAGTAAGTTAACGTACCGAAAGATGTAGTTAAATCAAATCTAGAACTTTGTACGTAAGGGTTACCAGTTACGCTCGCTGATATAGCGCAAGCTAGCGAAGGTGTTGGGGCTAATGTAGGAGTTACAGAAGGAGTAGGTGTTGGTGTTACATTCGTTGGAGTTACTGTAGGTGTTGGAGTTGGTGTAGCAACTCCTCCAAGAAATACTTCCATATCTCCACCACCTGTTAATATTTGATACAACCCTGTTATATCATAAGAAAGTTGAGCAGCTGAATTGTATGGTGTGTTAACAAGTTGACCTCCAATAGTAGTTTGAATATACCAACCGTTAAGACTTGGTAATAAAGTTATCTTTTGTTCAGGTAGAGTTATATTACAATACTGTACAATACTATCTGTTACAGTATATGTGACACTATTCTTAGTTAATGTATATGTAATGTCCCCAACATAACATAATTCAAATACATCAGAATGACCGTAATCATTTCCTTCAGAAGAAAGAGTTACAAATTCCGCTAACGTAGGAGTAGGTGGAATAGTTGGAGTAATTGTAGGTGTAACTGTTTGAGTTGGAGTAATTGTAGGTGTAACTGTTTGAGTTGGAGTAATTGTTGGTGTTATTGTTGGTGTAGCAGTTTGTGTAGGTGTAACTGTAGGTGTAATACTTGTTGGTGTTACTGAAGGTGTTATAGATGGTGTTGGGGTGAGTGTAGGTGTTAGAGATGGTGTTACAGAAGGTGTAGGAGTTAATGTAGGAATCGGTGTTGGAGTTACTGCCGGTGTCGGTGCAACAGTGACTGATAAATAACCATAACCAGAGCCGTTCTGTACTACTACATTGAAAACATCAGATCTTGAAAACGCAGTTAATGGAGGTAATGTAAATTCAAGAGTTCTTGTATCTATTTGTCTGAAAGGTTTTATTATACCTGCGAGAAAGGGGGGATTAGATCCCGATAATCTTTGTATAGCAGACGTATTGTAACGCTTTGACGATAGACTTGATACGGTAAAGAAATCATTCCATATAGCAGAAACTCCAAAAAGAGAAACATCTGCAGCACTAACAAATATATTTGTTATATCAAAGAAATTTCCTTTTAATGTAATTGTTCTTGCTCTCTGGCTCGCACTTAACCCTAATGCCGTAATATTTGTTGAAAACGGCGCGTTTGCAAATATGTTTGGATAAGCTGAAATAGATACTGTCTGAACAGTATCTACACCAGTAGCTGGAAGAGTGTAAAAATTCTCGTTATTCATGCAATTTCAAACCCCGAAACCGGGTAAAGATTTGTTATAACTTCAAATATGTTATTTGCCGGATCGGTATGTTTCTTGAATAACCATCCTTTAATAGTAAAAGATGTGTCAGCCACAACCCTAAATGGTGTTTCTGCAGGTAAATCTGTTGGATATTGCATGCTTATATTCTCATTCCAAAGTACTTCTGTTCTTATTTCTTGAGGTACCTGTACAAAAGCGTTAGGTACTTTCCATGAAATAACAATATATGGGTTATTATATGGAATAAAATTACTAAGAAGTTGATCCATATCTGTTTGAAATTTTGTTAATAAACTCATATTAACAGTAACATTAACAGGTACGGGCATAGGAATATAATCAGTCGTAGCTACTCCGTCATTAGGGTGAAATGTACCGAATTGTTTATTAAAAGCTCTACTATTATCTCTTGCAACTGTACCCATATTAACAGCAATAACAGGTAAAGTATAATGCATCGATCTATTAACATAATCTTGTATAATACGCTGTTTAGGCGCATATACATAGGATACCCTTATTTTTTTCTCTCCAGGAGCCCTATTTTTATTATATCTGTTTATAACTACTGAATTAAAAGCAGCTACAAACTGAGTCATTAGATCTTTTATTTCGAAATAAAAAGGTTGACTTCTCACATAATTATTTATAAAATATGAACGGTTATGTTGAAGGTTCTTTTTGTAAATAATTTTTGCCAGCCAGATTATCTTGCAAATTCAGTCTATATTGGTTTAAACTTAGACGTAAATATTGAAATCCATACTTACTGCGTACCTGCTCACCTTTTCAAAAATATAGGGTGGAATGAAAAAATCGAAACTAATAGCAAATATCCTCTCACAACAGGATATCCAGGATATTTTTTAAGCGGTAAAATCGAAAAAGCTCCTTACATAGATTCTCCTATGAAAATTATTAAAAAGATAGAAGAAAAATTCTATGATAAAATAATTTGGGGTAGCATTTGGAGAGATAGACAGTACCTTTGGGATGCAGTAAATGCAGGATATAAAAAAGAAGATATGATTGCTCTCGATGGAGAGGATTTTCAAGATGGTTTAGATGAACTATTCCCTATCATGTCTTATTTTAAAAGAGAAATATATGAAGATTTAGAAAACGAAAATATTTTTCCTATTTCTTTTGGTATACCTGATTTTCTCTTATTAAAAGATCTACCAGAAAAGACTCAAACATTTGCTACCGTAATACCTGATAAACCGGAGACTTATATCTTTGATAATGAAGAAGATTATCTTAATGATTATAAGAGGTCTTACTTTGGTAACACAAAGAAAAAAGGTGGTTGGGATTGCTTAAGACATTACGAAATGCTATCTAAAAGATGCTTACCATTTTTTCAAGAAATTGAAAAATGCCCTAAAAAGACATTAGTTAATTTTCCAAAAGAAATAATTAAATATACAAATACTTTTGCAGAAAAAGGTCATATACCTCCTGATTATGAAAGTATTAATAAAGAAATATATGACCATTGTTTGAATAATCTAACTTGTTCTCAGCTTGTCAAACAAATCTTTCTTTAAAGTGTATTGGTAATACATCTTTATTATTGAATAGAGCCTTCTTTATATTTCCATCTAGTATATAAGTATCGCATTGATCCGTTTCAGAGCGTACCCCTCTTCCACACGACTGTATAAGACCAGAAAACATTTTATTTGTATACCACCTATTATCTAGATCGCATAAAGTTTTAATTCTCTTTGACCCTAATGGTGGGTATGGTAGTTTAATAATAATCTGAAATCTAGCAAGCTCATCTTTTAAATCAATTCCATGAGTTAAAGAAGGAGATACCAGTACAGTAGGGTCGTCAGTATTTAAATGTTGTTCTACGATATCAGAATTTGACCTTCCAAACTCCCAGTATAGAAGCCTTTCTGTTTTATCAACAAAGTAAGATTTTACTGCTGTTGCAATTTTACCGGTATGGGTATGAATAATACCTTTTTGATCCGGATACATATCTAGCAATCCTTGAATAATACCTAGAACCTTAGGTAGGTATGTATCAATAGTGCTATGATTAAGCTTATATTTTCCAAGGGTATAAATTGGAGCCTTTGCTGCATCAAAACAAGATGGTACTTCAATATATTCATAATCGTTTTCTTCAATTCCTAAATTTTTCGCATAGGTTTCGTGATCAATAATTGTAGCTGACATTAATACAACCTTTTCACCAAACTTAAAAATATTCTTAGATAATTTATCTACTTTTAACGGCGAGAATATAACCTTCTCAGCCGACTTTTCAATTACATATTTGCAATCAGACCAATAGCCAACTACGTTAGATACAGAGCGCTGAATATTGTTTAAGCTTCTAAGTTTATTTCTCTGAATCTCATTAAGATCTTTCTTTCTAGCTTTTTCTGTTAGACCGTTAATCTGAGTTTCGAGCTCATTTTCAAGATGTGATATCCACTCAAGAGCTCGCTGAGGTATATCAGTAGCTAGCTTATTAATGATAACACCGAGAGAACTAAGCCTATCGTACTTAACTTCAAGGCTAAATCTCTTAACTATCTCATCTTCTAACTCTGCTGCTTCATCACAAATCAAAATCTCTTTCTTTCTTAGATCTTCCGGTAGGGATAAAAACATGCTGTAGTTTAAAACTCCGAATTGAGAAGTAAGCAACCGATTTCGATCTTCATAGTATGGGCATATACATTTTCCCCAACAGTCTTTTTTTATCTTTTCAACAATTACACATGGTGCGATCTCTACATCTTTAGTTTCATCAATAGCACACTGGTGATTAATTTTACCTTTTAAGACTTTTGCGTCATCGAAAAAACTTTTATACTGATCTTGAAGAGGTTTTGTAATTGTTAAAGCAAAAGCACCGAACGGTTTTTCTCGATCTAAATTATCCTTATACAGAAATTCCCCATGTTTATCAAGTTTGTATATCTCGTATGAGTCAACCAACTCGCGAAAATTCTCCGTACATTCGTTTGTTAAGTTTGAAATCGTTTTAGAGAAAAAAGACTTACCTGACCCTGTAGGTGCGCTAAGAATGAGAAACTTCTTATCACCTTTTAAGAATTTATCTATCTTTTTAAGGATAGGTAACTGATGAGTTTTCGGGGTATGTGGCTCTGGGAAAGCTGATAGTATGTCTTTTTTTATCACATATTCATTATAACTTACTTAAATTGAAAGTCAAGTCTATTATTAAAATATTTCGACTTATATTCTTTATGATAATTTAGAGTTTTTATTTTCACACCTAAATCATCTGTTAAGTCTTCAAGTACATAACTGAAATAAATTATATCTTTTTTTACCTTATATCTAAAAGGTACAGGTATCTCTATAACTTTATGTTTTTCATTTATTTCTAAGGTAAACAGAAGATAGAAATCTTTAGGAGCAAATAATAATAGTTTACCCTCTCTTATAATTTTATCATTTAATATAATTTTTAAATGGCGTTGAAAATTTTTTCCGAACGCATTCTCGAATATTTCGTTCGTTAACACATAAGTATATAGCCTAAACTCTCATAAAATCAAATTTCTCTTTAGAGGACATAAATGCAAGCTTTGTATTAAAATACTCCCAAAATTCTTCATTAGCAGGTATCACTGCAATTACATCTGCAGCTGCTGTTGGTATTTGTCTATAGTCCTGCATAAAAATATCCCACGTAACAACCAAACCTTTAAGTTTAGGATCATATTCAAGACTGTGAGAGGGTGGTCTATAATTAAGAGCTGTTCTTCCTTGTATACTGTTTAGAAGACCGTAATTGTTAGTTGCTAACATTCTACGAAAAGAAGGAGAACCTGGCTTAGGTCTCCTTCGTGTAAACTTCACCTCTACTACGTTTTGTAATAAAAGTAATCTTAGCTGCTCTGTGGATACTCTCACATAATTATTTATTCTTCAGAAGGAGAACATACGCCAAAGATTCTCGTTTCATCAAGAAAGATTGAAGACTTAACCTTCCCTAGACCTTTTACATCTACATTAGATGCCGGGATGCCTTTATCGTTAGGAAAGCAAACAAAATCTCCTTCCTTAACATTTTTACAATCAGGTCCTGCAAGAATAATCTTTCCAATACGCCATGCAGAGGTTGTATGATCGATCGGTACTAAAATACCTTTTCTTAATACTGTTGTATTATCACTATCAGGGGTATCAACATACTGTACGAGAATGATATTATCTAATACTTTATCGAGAACGTAATCGGTGAGAGTAAAAGTATCTTTCGCGTGCTTATCAAAATCTAATGCAGTTGTTTTCTGCATATGGCTGGGGATTGGTATACTCATAATTCTTTATACATACTTACTTCTCTTTTTGAAAGTTCAAGATTTTTAGCAAGCATTTCTATATCTTCTTCTTTCTTTGTTTTTTCTTTCTTACTCTTTTTTATATAATTTATTCTTTTAAATCTCGATTTAGGTATACTATTAATAAGAAGTTTATTCATTTCATCTTTAGTTAGACAAGACCAATATCTATTTGTTGTATCGTTAACAATAGAAGCAAATTTTGGACTATGCATACTTAACCATCTGTTAATAAGATAAAATTGGTATTCTCTATCTTCTTCTACAGATATTACATCGTCCTTTTTATGAGTAATAATGTTAGATAAAATGGAGAAAATATTTGTCATATAATCTTCGTCGTGGCAATGAATATATCATCAGCCATTTGATAAAAAGTTTCAATAACTCTTTGCATAAAAGTAGCGGTTTGAATATCGTTCATCTCTGATGAGAAAGCAAAAGCTGGTGCTTTCTTTCCAGCAATAACATTAATACCAGTATGACCAAGAGCTGCTCCATTCTTAACGTGAGTAATGCTTACGCTTACCTTCCCTTTATCTTGTACGATACCATGCTGTTTATGCTCTGCATGGACGATGAGATCGTCACCATCTACTTCAATTTTCTTTTCAATAATCTCGGAAAGAATATGAGCAATTTGAGTATTAAATAAGCGCTGAAAACATACTGCACCAAAGCTATCTAAATTCGGTATTTCCCAGCAGAAGTTTACACAGTCATCACTATAAATATAATCTCCTTGTAATACATCTTCAAGGTCAATCATACCTTCAGCTTCAACAAGCATAGGGGCTCTGAACGCAATAATATTTCCAATAGGTAGAGTTCTCTCTTTGAAGTATCTATAAGCAAATCTACTATGAATTAAATTACCATCGTAACAATCGATTTTACTTTCTAATATCATATCACTATGATAATACCGTCTCTAATAAAGTCAACTCTTATTATTCATTTTTAACACTTTATTTATTTCGTTTTTTAAAGTACTTCTTTTTTCGTAAAATTCTTCTAGTACTTCGTAAGAGTCGTCGATTAATTCCCCAATATCATCTTTTGATTTACAGTCATAAAAATAAAGATAATCATCTATAAAAACCTCTTCTTTACATTTAGTCATTAACCCGTAGGAATAGTATTTATCTTCTTCATTATTAATTGTAGGGAAGCCTATATCTAAAGCTAAATTTCTTTTTACAGGTGTTAAATGGTTAGGTGTTCTGTAGTAGATAATAGGGTGTGGGGTTAAGTCCCAAGGTACTTTTCCTATATCGTGACTCCAACTTTCGTTAGCGCTTGAGTTATTTACCTTTCTGGGATGAACTCCGTCAAATGTTATTATAGTATTAAAACCTACAATATCAGGTTTACTATCAGTAGCCTTAATAATTTTTCTCACATAATCCTCAGAAACGAAATCATCATCATCAATAAAGCATACATACTCCCCTATAGATTGTTTAAGTAAATCATTACGTTTTTGACCAACAGTTTTCTCATCTCTATCAGCGAAGTCTACTAAGACTTCAACTTCTGGTGTTAATTGATTTTTTAAACTTTTCTTTAATCTTTTTATGTAATTTACTCTATCAGGTAAAGAACAAATTAATATACTTAAACGTTTATAAGTTCTACTATATCTAATTTCTTGTATTTTTTCTGGGGTAATTTTTCTTTGAGTAGCACCGTGTTCGAAGTAAAAAATATCTCCCCATTTTTCCATCATAGGTATTCTCTGAGCACCCATATTTTTATATTCAGGATCTTCTACTACATCGTGAGATTGACTTAATAAATGGTGAGCATGGGAAGTTGTGATAATAGCATGCTTAATATCAAAAAGATTTAAAAGACAGCTCACATCATTATCTTGATAATAAAATTTAAATTTTTCATCAAAATAACCTATCTTATTTATCACTTCTTTCTTAAACACAAAACACCATCCTGTCAACTCGTAAGAAGTTCTATAACCGTAATATATTTCTTTATCTCCTGGAAAAATCTGTTGAGAATGTCTATGCCACTGTCTATCAATAGGGCAAGCGCTCATAAGTTCTTTATCTTTTTCGAAATGCTTATACATTTCATGAAACCAATTCTCAGAATATATTACATCATTATTAGAAACTAAAATAAAGTCCCCTTTACATTCTCTTAATGCTATATTAAGAAATAGGTTGTAATGAAAATTGTGTTTAGGGGTAATAAATTTAACATTTAAATTATCTGTAATTTTTTTTAATTCTGTATCATTAATAAGATTCTTATTAGATTCAACTACAATAATATTAAATTTATAATTTTTAGGATTGTTTGAAACAGAAGTTACGGTTTCTCTCAAAACATTTGCATGCTTAAGAGAAACCGTATTACTTAAAATAATAACATCAATGTTAACATTTTTCATGATGTTATTTAAGAAGAAGATTACTAAAATCTATCGTCTTGCGCTGTCCATATCTGTAAGTTAAATCTATTATTTTCCCATGGCATATTAGGGTCACATTTAACTTCTGAACAAGCGTGAAACATTCTCGAAGGGAATATACACAAGAAATTATTTTTAAGAGGGAATTCAATTGTTTTACCTTCATGCATAAACAATTGGCTACCACCCTCAATTAAAGACTCATCTTTAACAAGCGTATACGAAATTGTAAAGAGAGGTGTTGTAGCGATTTCTTTACCGTGTATACTTAAACCAGCTACAAAATCATCTGCATGCCAATTATAATAACCTCCATCTCCATAGCTAATAATATGAGTTCTACCA